ACCATAAGTTACTGTTTTTTGTACCAAAAGCACAATGTACATGAACTTCGAGGCACGTAACGATAGCGAATTCCTGTCGAACACTTTACCAAAAAAGTAAAATTATCAAAGGCTATAACCTCGCCTCTGACCCTTCTATTGCAGCTTTTAAAAGAAATTATGTAACCTACCGGATCGTCGTTAAACTGTTGTACTACCCCGACCCATGTTGCAAAAAAAACTAAGGCTAAAATTGTAGCTAAGTAGCTCAAAATAGCAACATTCGGTAAATATATTGCAAGATGTTTCATATAAATAAATTGAGTTGATTGTTAGGTTTAGTCATTTGCTTTATGGCCGCATCGACCTCGGCTTCGATCTTACGGCAAGCCCGTAAATCTTCATAATCACGGTCTTTAAAATACTTCCGTTGCAGTTCACGCATACGGATTACTCTTTCAATAAATTCCTTATCTGTCATGGCTTTGAGTTTAGAATGGATCAATATCTTCTTTAGGCAAATATTCCGGCGGTATCTCACCGGGGGCGCAGTCGTAAAAATGTGTTGTTTCTTTATTGAACCGGACAAGGAACGTTCCGATACCGATATTACGCCCCTTCTCGATAATACATTCGGCAAGACCTTCGGTTTTAAGCCCCGTATATAGCTCTTCAAATTCAGTCATTGCATAAGTTTCCGGCCTCCAGACCATCATAACAATATCCGCAGCCTCTTCTATCTGGCCTGAACCCCGGAGCCTGTTTTTAGACGGCCTGTGTTTGGTTTTATCCTCGGTGTTTAAACGGCTCAATTGTGAAAGGGCAATAATTGGAATGTCGAGTTCTTTAGCCACATTCTTTAACCTCCGGGCTATCTCTGCAATCTGGGATTCGTCGGACTTGTTTTTTAAGCCAGTGCTTACCAGTTGTAAATAATCGACCACCCCCAGATTAATGTCGTACTTCAGTTTTAGCTTTCGCAGCGAGGTGCAAATCTGGTCGATACTAGAGCAGCTACTCTCATCAAAATAGATCGGCAGGTTCTCCATGCGGGTCGTTTGGGTTTTAATCTGACTACGCTCCAATGGACTTAATCTATAATTCATGATCCGCTTTGAAGATATACCAGACTCCTGAGCGATTAAACGGGACACAAGCTGACTCTTGCTCATTTCAAGAGAATAGATCGCTACACGGGCTTTAAAGTACAGTGCAGCGTTCTTTAATATCGAAAGAGCCAAAGATGTTTTCCCCTGAGAGCTTTCACCCGCAATAATGATCAAGTCGCTTTTTTGTAAGCCGCCAGTAAACCTATCGAGCCGGGTAAGTCCCGTACCCATTCCGGTTATGCCTATTGTTTCAAGGTTGAGCTTGATTCGCTCTTCAATCTCACGGATAGCGTCGCCAATCTTAAATTCACGCTTAGAGCCTGTTTCAAACAGACTAATCAAGTCGTTCTGAAGACCGGATAAAGTATCTTCAATATCAGTATTCTGGTCGTAAGCCTGAGTACTGCGCAGGGAGCATATTTTGATGATTTGCCGGGCTGCATAGGTTTGCGCTATAATCCGGGCGTGGTATTCGATGTGTGCGGCACTGGCCACCCTTGATGTTAACTTCGTGACGAAAAGTGGGCCACCAACCTTATCGAGATTCCCGGTTGTTTTAAGCTCTTGTGTTATCAGCATTAAATCAACAGGGTTTCCTTTTGCAATCAAGTCTTTTACGGCCCGGTAAACAATCTGGTGTTCGAGTTTATAAAAAGACTCTTCACTCAAAATCTCGCTGATAGAGAAGTACGCATCACGCTCTAGCATAAGCGCACCTAAGACAGCCTCTTCTACCTCTAAAGCTTGTGGAGGAATCAACCCGTAGGCTGCGTTAATTTCATCAATCTTGCTCATACAAATGGGATTAATATTGTCGCAGATTTCTTTTCCGGGGGCTTGATTTTGTATTCGTCCTTAAACCAGACCTGAATTGCTTTTTGTTTCCAACTCCGTATTTGATTTCCCCTAGTGTCGTGCCAATTAGTAACAGAGTATGAATTATAAAACCGGATAGCGGCATCCTCAGTGTAAGAATTTACTTTAAAGTATTCTTTTACATCTTCAAGAGTAGGGGGGAGGAAAACTTTAGCTTTTCCCTTTTTCTTTTTTTCACTATCACTATCACTATCACTATCACTATCACTATCATTATCGGTATGTTTCGTATTCGTTCCTATACGGTCGTATTCGGTCGTATTCTTTTTATTCCATCGTTTCTGAATGTTTTCCTTATTCTTTTCGCACGTCTCTTTGTATCTAACTAGGTCACGTTTAAGCCCTTGCCTGATTGGTTCAAAAGCTATCTCCGTTACAAAATCGTTAGGTATAGGGTTTTCGTCGTTCACGTAACTTAGGATGTGTTTGAATAAAAAGCCCGCTTGTTCGTTAGATAATTTCTTAACCGTATGGATATAGTCGGCGTATAGCAGAAATGATTTTTTCCCTTGTGCCATGAGTTTAGTTATTTCCAAGGGTCTTTAATACCCCTGCGTTTTAGTTCTTCGTTAAATAAGGCCAGATATGTTTTAGCAATCTGGTCGAGGGTGTATTTGTCGAGCTTTAAAGGCTTACGCCGGATTTGCTTCAGTTCTTCAACCGTACCAACGCCGTGGGTATCTTCAATCCAATGAGCCATAGCCTCCATGTTGCCGCCACGGTCGTTTTCTTTGCGACTTTGTGGCCCGACATTGCGGAACTCGAAAGCAGTAGAAAAATTGGTACTGTTAGCATCAAAAACTTTCAGGTAATGCCCAACGCAGATATTTGGGTCGTTAATGCGATACCATAACCTCGGATTGGTAGAACAAACTACCTCTAGGTCGTCGTTGGCATAATAGAGCAAAACGTAGTGAGAGAAATTTAACCAAGCCCGTGTTTTGTAGAATTGGTTCACAGATAGCCGCTTTTTCGACTCCTGACGGACTCTCTCCAGATCGGCCTTGTCTTTCTCTACCTCTTTCCGGGATGCGATTAAAACGGCAGCAATAGCGTGGTCTTCGCAGTACTTTTTCCGTATCGTTGATCGAGGAAAGAATACCGTTTCTTTGTTGCACCCATCAGGCCATTGGCACAAGGGTGGTTTACTCATGCCTTGCGGATTACAGATTTGCCTATCTCTTCCTGATCGAAAACCCAAACCCCTTCAGCGCATTTAAACTTGATAAACCGGAGCGAATCGGCGTACCTTTTTACTAGAGCTTTATCGCAGGGGAACAGGATTAAGCGAACATCTTCAAAGTCGAACATTTCTAGCTCGTCGTCTTCGGGAAGGCCAGTTAAATTTCGTACACATTCAACACTTGTAGTATTGATACCCGAAATGAAATACCCCCGTCCGTGTTTTTTGTGTTCAATCTCCTGACCGATATAAAACGCTAGGTGACTATATTTTGCAGGCATTACAGGTTTTTTCATGATAGTTGTTTTGTAAATACGTTTTGAGGTTCTAAATTCCAGTCGAGGCACATTAAGTCATAAGCCCTTGCAGCCTCACGTTCGGTAGTGCAGTGTTTTTGCTTAATGACGGAGCAATAGACTTTCCTTGCCACGTAGTAAACACGTCCGTTTAAAACTCTTTTGGAAACGCCTTTGTACTTTGACTTAAAGGCTTCTTGGGTGTTGTTGTCACTCTTCACAGTAGTAATGTTTATAGGTTAGAATTTATTATCGCACCAGATTGGTGTTTGTTCTCCCATGTTGCTCCCACGGACGTTATATTCAAAATAATCTACTGCCTCTTCATAGTCCATATTTTGCTCCATTAGGATTTCAAGGCATTTTTCGACCGAGTATCTTAGTCTAGGGATTTTATTTTTAAACCGCACTCCAACAATAGCATCATCGAACCCCTCAGCTATCAAGAAGGATTCGTTGGGATATTTTTTTTTTATCCGTTCTAGTTTGTTCATAAAATAAAGTTTAAGGTTGTTCCTGCCGGGGGAATCGAACCCCCGGTTAAACCATGCAGGATATTACTGTTCGATAATTACCAGATCGGGGCATAGAACCTGAATAGCGGCCTTTTGCTCGTCGATAATACCATCGGTAATGTCAGATTCAATGTCGTTCGCTTGTGGGCTTGTAAGCGTTACTTTAAAGTCTGAAGGATCGACATAGATTTCAACATCAAAAGGTACTTTAGGCACTCCTTTGAAGATTGGAACCAAAAGGGTGAACCCCATCGGGATGTTGTTGTTGATTACCTTCTGAGAGACTAAGCGGCGGTCGTTTCCACGGTTATCGTTAGAGCTTTCAAACTCACGGGTAACCTTGATTTTAACGTCCATTAGTTCCTTGTGAATTTTCATTGCCACAGTAGGATCGGTAAACAGAGAACGGTTCATTTTACAGAACAATGCAAAGTCTTCCTGTTCCCATTTATGCCCGTTGTTGAGTTTCCATTTCAGGAAACGTGGGTCATATTTAAGGCTCCCGGTAATTACTCCATTATCCCATCCGTTTGTTTCGTCAAACGTTAATGTGATTTGTTTATCAGTACGGTTAATAACCACTGAAGAGACTAAAGGAAACACCAGATTGTTAGGTGTGGCAGATACATCAAGGTCGAGGGCAAACGCATAACGTTTTTCGAGAAAGCGCAAAACAGTATCAATATTACCCATGATACCAACCTGAGCAGGCGCACGTTCGTCTAAGCCTTTAACTTGGACAATTCGGATTTCTTCTTGATCCTCCGGGAGGATAAGGTTTCTAACTTCAATCATAGTTTTTGTTTTATTGAGGTTCTGAAGGGCTGATTACCATGTCGTAATCTTTACCAATTTGAAACATATCGGCAGCGACCTGATTTACGGTGTTTAAAATCATCGTAGTACCGCCAGACATTTGATAGAAAATAGAGTTTTGATCATACGGAACAGTTAACTCGATTGCTGTTGCGATTGGTTTTGAAGGATCGTAGTTTAACGTCTCCTTTTTAGAATTACATCTAACTTTTACAGTTGTGTTCATTGGGTCTATTTTAATTGTGAGTACCTGATTTAACTATCCGCATACCAGAGAACAAGCCCAGTTCTTCCTGATTAGCCGGGCGTGTTTCGGTTTCGATCAACTCGCCGTTTTCAGAATAAAAGTGAACCATACGGCTCTCTTCGTCGATAAAACCATAGAGATTACCTTCAAAGCGTGTGAAGCCGTTGCGTACTTCTGTTCCCAGAATTTTAATGTCGGTTTTTAGCGGGTCGATTTGCTCTTTAAACTGGCTGACCAGTTCTTTTTTATCCTCTTCGAGGTCTGAGATTTTAAGCGACTTATCGGTGAAATCTTTGCGTTTTAGCGCAACTTCTTCAGCAGACAGGCGTTTGTAGTACGATTTGTTTTTTACCACCGTATCGGCAGTATTTTGAAGACTCACCAATCTGGTGCGTTCGTCTTCGTTTTGATAGATAAGTTTATCAACCATCGTTTTTGGTTTTTAAGTGTAAATAACTGTTGTTTCGATTTCTTCCGGCTGCTCCCTAAGGTTTGCTATTATTCTAATGTGCCTCTCGGTAAAGCCACTGTTAATACATAGTTTCGCAATTTTCTTATTAGCAGCGGCGTTAATTTCCTTGATTTGCTTGGCGGTATCGTCGTTAACCGCCTTTACCTGAGCGACCACGGATGCAATCGTTTTTGATACTTCACGGGGATTTCGCTTTTTTACTTCTTGTTCCATTAATTTAGATTTGCTAAGTGTCTGTTAATAGATTGTAGGCCGTTTAGTTCGGCCTTCATTGCCTCTAGGTTGGAAATACAAGCCTTATAAAGAGCCTCGCCCTCTTCCTTTTCAAGGCATTCATTCCAACATATACCCTTTGCGATAATGGGGATGTTGGATTGAACGATTGAGCCTATTGGTTCTCCGTCATGCTCCCTGATCGTACCGTTTTTGAT